TTTGTGGAACAACCAACCGTTTATTCTGATGTTTTTGTTGAAAGAGGTAAACAAGGTGTGATGGAAGTGAACCTAAGATTAGGTGAAGTTGACAATATGGGAGAACTAAGTGTGTATAGTGGAGGGTATTTTAAAGTGAAAAAACAATAAAAATTATATTTATAAATAAAAAGATATGGCAGTAGGAAGTTATGGTATAGTAAGACCCGCAGATGTATCACCAGAAGATGTTGAGATTTTATATCATTATACTTCTGGTAGAACAACCACGGCACCAATTACCTTGACAAGATTGAATGCTGAGGACGTTTTAACACCAGTATACCACAATGCAAATACTGTTGATGATTCTAATGTTCAAGGAAATGAAATCTTGGGGGGTTTGTACAATTTAAAGTTAACAGCTGAGAAATTCTCAGAACTTGGTGTTTACACATTACATCTTAGACCAAAACAAATTAGAACCTCAATCACAGATTGTGGAGTCTTAGCATCATTACCATCTGTTAGGGGTTTAGTTATCGATTTAAATAACGTACCTGCGGCATATAGAAATAGATTTACACCACAAGGTTTAGTTGGTTATAGAATTGAATATATTAACACAAATAGTTTCCAAAAAATACCAAACTTTTATAGAGTTGTTACATCCTCATTTTATTGTCAACCAATAGTGTCGAATTTATCTAATTCAACAGATAAAGCAATACGTTATCAATATACAGATCAAACATCAAATTTGGTGTTTTTAACAATAACACCTTCGTCATCACCATCGAGTAGACCGAATGTGGTTCCATTTATTGGACAACCTGGACAAAATATTATTCTAACAAATACATTTTTTAATCCAACCACACTTGAAATAGAAATGGTAGAACATGATGCAAGTACATTGGCTCACGCTCTATACGGTAATCAAACTAAGGCGATTACTCCAGGCATCTACACTATCTATGACAACAATAACAATAACGCAATATACAAACAATTTAACTTGTATGAAGTTAAAGACCAATTCAATGAAACGATGTATGAGGTTAGAGAAGAGAGAGAAATCATTGATGAAAGTTTAGACTTTGACAACATTACCGAATAATGGCAAAATTTACAAAGGTACCAAGCCAAGCGGCGAATGGATTACAAACGTTTAGTGATAGTTTAGTCGGTGTACAAATTACCGACGGTAGCAGTCAATTAACCAATACCAACTTTGCGTTAGATAAAATTATCCCACAAAGAGATAGTAAAAATTTTAAAACGTCACCATTTTCGGATTTCTTAACGTTAGATTCATTAAAAGAAGAGACAACTGCTGTAACTACACAAGACGGTGTTGCGGAGAAAAAAGAAAGTATTAAATTCAAAGGTAGTACTGACGATGCGGGTAAATCTTTATTCGGTTCATTAAAACAAAGATTAAACGTATCAATTTCAAGAATTGTAAAAAAGTTTCCGGCAGCTCTTTATGTTGATGGTACAATACCTGTTAGAATTTCAGATTATACTGCACAGAACATCACATACGATACAATATCAAAAACAACACAGTTTGAGATAGAAAAATCAAGTTTATATAATCCATTTGATATTGTTATTAACGAACCACAAAGTTTAACAATTAGTGAGACAAGTAACAATTTTAGAAATTTTTATTCCACATATAAAAAATACGTTGTAGATTATAGTGGAACAACTTATGATATATTATCATATTCCGAACCAACAAGTACCACAAATATTACTTTAAAGGTTTCAGGTAATCCATTTAGTGGAGTTACAGGAACTACAAATAGTTTTTTAATTAGACCCAATAATGGGGTAACTGAAGAGTTCTTTAATAATTTAGATGACTTAGAAGAACTTTTACTTAATAGAGAAACCAATCCAAAATACGAGGCAAGTTTTAAAGTACCAAGAGATAGTTCTGATGGAGGAACAACAGATATTATTACTGTTGAAGTTAATTGGCCGTTAGCGTTAGATGGATGGAACTTACAAACTGTAGGTTTAGATTTTGATGATTACATTTCAAAATTAAGTGATTTAGCTGACGAGATAGATGATTATAAATCTAACTTAGTTGTTAGATTTTTAGCTGCACCACAGTTATTTGAATTCGACACAAATGACAAAAAGGGAGAAACAATATTTCAATTATATGGACAAAGTTTTGATAGGGTAAAAAAATATATTGATAACATTGCTAACATGAGAAATGTTACATATGATGGTATTAATAATGTTCCCGATTTATTATTAAAGAATTTATCAGATAATTTAGGGTTAGATTCACATAATTTATTTAACGAACAAAATATAGAAGATACTTTATACACAAGACAAAATAGTGTATATGGAGGACAATCAATTGGTAAAAACTTAATTGAATCTGAACATGAATTTTATAGAAGATTATTAGTTAATCTTTCACACATTTATAAATCAAAAGGTACAAGGAACTCAATAGAATTCTTTTTAAGATTTTTAGGAGCACCTGAACCAATGATTAAAATAAACGAGTACGTTTATAAAGTAAAATCTAAATTAAATGATAACGTACAAAGTGACGTTTATAATTTAATACAAGGTACAAAAACCGAATATGTTATTACTGGTTATACAGGTAGTGAGTTTAATGGAGGTACAATAACAGGTACAACTAATTTAACTAGAGATGAATATCCGGTTGATACCGATGGACTACCTAGAAAAATAACAAATGTAAAAGATGATATTTTTTTCCAAAAGGGTTCAGGTTGGTATGATTTAACATTAAGTCATAGGTCTTCAGATGTTTTAGACGAAAGTACATCTAGCGGTACAACTATCAATGGAGTTTTCCAATTAACAGGAAGAACTAAAACTATAAAAACTAAATCTAAAGATTATACATACGGTGAGGATTATTTTAATTATTTTAGAATATTACCTGGATTAGAATATGGTTTTGAATTAGAACCTAAAATAGACAATTTAAAAATAAGTGTTAGTGATGACGAATACGATTCTAAATTAATTCTTAATAGAAAGAACATTGGTGTTTATTTATCTTCCGCGCAATGCATCGAATATGACATTTATAGACAATCAAGAAATTTAGAAATTTCAATCGGGGGAATTACACCACAATATACGTCAGGTGTAACATTCGAAGAATTTACTAAAGAAGTTTTAAATGGTTTTATTTCTACAAGTGAATCAAAATATAATAAATCATACTTTACATTAGAACAGGTTTATAATGAATATGTAAAGAATACAAATTTTGTTCCTTTTAATGACGTTGATTTAAATGAGTTCATAACTAAGATGAGTCCTAATTGGATGAAAATTATTGAACAGTTTATTCCTGCAACAACTTTATGGACAGGTGGTAATTTAACTGAAAATAATTTATTTAATAGGTCAAAACACACATATCTTAGACCAAGATATGCAATACCTAATGACAATTCAAGAGACGGTTTAGATTATCAGTGTGATGATATAATGCCGTTAACACCTACACCAACCCCAACACAAACCAAAACTCAAACACCAACACCAACACCAACTAAAACACAAACACCAACACCAACACAAACTGTCACACCAACACAAACAGCAACACCTACACCTACACCAACCCTAACGATTACACCAACGGAAACACCAGCAGCCACACAGACTCAAACTCCGGCAGCCACACAGACCCAAACACCTACATCGACACCTGCAGCCACACAGACCCAAACGCCAACTTCCACACCACCGGTTAGTGGTTATAGTTTACAAATATATGTTAGAGATATAGATGCAACACCATCTACATTAACATTATTCTATAGTAAAAATGGTGGAGGTTCTATAAATGTGCCAGGTGCCACGGCAACAACATTATCAGGAACTTGTACATTTGTTCATACTATAACAGGTTTAAGTTTAAATGATAGTATTGTGTTTGGAACAAGTGTTACATGTGTTATGAATGGAAATGGATCATCATCAACTTGTCCTTTTTCATCAGGAAGTGATACAACATTTACATATGTAATTGATGCACCAACAATACAACAAGTTGCATTGACAATAGATAGTGGTACAATACCATCACCATCATCACCGCCACCTGAAAATAGAACCGCATATGTTACTGCGTGGACAAGAGATACAGTTGATTTAACAACAATTAAGTCGGAAGTATGTGGTGTAAACGAACAACAATTATCTATAAATCTTGGATATACCCAATTAAATAGTGGTAACCTTTATGTAAATGAAACAAGTATCACATCAGGAACAACATATCAATTATACACTAGTAATGTAACAACCAATGGTACAACACCTGATGGTGTCGGTAAATGGTATGCAATTAAAATACAAGGAGCTTCGGGTAACTTTACAACAATAGCATCAATTAATAGTAGTGGAGTTATACAAGACTGGACATCATGCACTACCTCACCACCACCATCACCATCATACGGTATAAGTGTAAGTCCAGATAGTCGAGATGACTTAGGAGGTGCGTTTACCGCAACAGTAACTGCTGCGAATATTTCATTCCCTCAAACGCTTTATATCACCATATTAAGTACATCTGGAACGGTTAATTTAAATGACTTTCAAAATAATTTCCCATCAACAATTACATTGAATCAATCAGGACAAGAATATTCATTCTCATTAGCTGAAGACCAATTAACCGAAGGTACTGAGAAATTTAAATTAGAACTTAGAAGTGGAAGTGCTTCTGGAACCGTATTGTACACATCAAATGAAGTGACAATTACCGACGGTTCATTAAGTCCTGTTTATTATCAATTATCACCTTGTGCAGGTGGGTCTAATGTTTACTCAATACTTAAACCACCGGGAACATTTACTAGCGGACAGAGAGTAATGGGAAGTTCAGATACCTATTATGTTGCGGGAAATACATTTACCGTAGACCCTGACCCTAATGGAACTAAGTATGATGTTACTGCCGTTTCACCAAGTATCAATGGTTGTCCTGAAGTGACACAACCACCTGCACCACCAGTAGCATTGGATTTTAATATTACAGGTGGATGTTTAGGTGGATCTGGAACGGGTACAATAAGTATTGGGTCTTTTACCGGTGGAACAAATTCTTATAGTAGTGTCAAAATTGGAAATACTGAATCAAATGCTGCAACGTCATCACCAATTGATTTAAATAGTGATACTTCTTATTATTGGTCAAATTTAGCAAATGGAACTTGGTATGTTTTATTGTACGATAGTAATGGTACTTCTAAAATGAAATCTGTAACAATTAGTTGTAACACACCTGTACCATCACCATCACCAACACCAACACAAACACCAGTATCAACAGCACCTACTTATTTAACATCTCTTGGGGCAAGATGGGAATGTAATAGTGGTACTGTTTACCAATACGATATATATCAAAATACTAATCCGAACTTCACAGGAGATCAATATAGAAACGGAACAAGCGGAACTCAAACATTTGCATCAATTGATGCAATGTTAAGTTCAGCACCAAGTACCTCAGCTAATTGGGTTAATTCGGGTTCACCATATTGCTCAATAGGGGTTCAATATCAACTAAAAATTAATAATAATCCATGTTCATCAACATATAATACGACGGATGCAGTTGCAACAGGTAATAATTCAACATGTTGGCAAATGTCCGATCTTTATTATTTAACATGTGCCAATGCCAAATCATTAACTAGCCCGTACCAATCGTTTGTACTAAATGGTACTTATAAATATTTTTTAAATGGAACCACCCCAACAGAATGGGAAGATTCGGGATTAGTTATGCAAGGCGAATGGTTTTTTAACGACCAATTCGGATCACATCAAAGAATATTTAATGATGATGGAACAATTCGTAACACAGACACTGCCGAATGTGTGGTTGGTGGCGGTGATGGAGGTGACCCACTTCCAGGAGGTTGATAAAAATAAAACAATTACAAATAATATTTATAAAATATGAGTTTCTTAAATACAGGGTTTACACCCACAGTTTCAGCAAGATTAACTAAGGCAGGTAGAAATGCCATTGCTAAAGGTGATTTCTTAATTAGTTATTTTTCTATAGGTGATTCTGAATATAATTATAATTTAAGCGGTCTTACAAGTCAACGAGTATTCGCACCACTTGATAAAAATACACATGTTAAGTACCCATTTTTATATTCAGCAACCGGTTCCACAATTTATGGTATCCCCGTTGAAAGTCCAGATGATGAAAATCAACAATGTAGAAATATAATCACAGCGAATAGTGGATGGACATTAAACACAGTTTGGGAAAATAAACCATTAGGTGTTAGTGATACAATAGCATTAAAAGACTATCAAAGCAATGTTTATAGTGGTGTTAAAAGTTATTTAGGATACACATCTTCAACAGGTCAAACTTTTGTTAACTATTCGGGAGGAACAATAACAGGTACAACAATAAGAAACACAATGTTAGAAGAGGTTGAAATATTACCTGAAGAACAAAATTCAATTGCAATTTTACATTATTCAGAAAGTGGTACTACAGTTGACCCGTATAAGTTTTTTAAATATGATGACTATATTAGTAATTATAGCGGTACTCCAATATATGATACAACTAAAAATCCTAGTAATAAAAAAGATGTTGATTTTTTTGAAGTTACAATACCAAATTTAATGTATCATAGATTAAGTGATAATTCCACAGGTACAGTATTTCATATGAGTACGGGAAAAACAAAATCAGTAACAAGTGAATATAATTCAGACTTCCAACTTGATTATGTTGATTTATTAGACGTTAATGAATATAGTGTCGGTAAAATTTTCTTTAATCAAAAAATTATAGTATTTGATGACCAAGAAATTGTTGCCGCTTTAGATACAGGTTCTACCAGAAATTATACACTTACAGCACCAAAAGTTAGTAGTTATATTACAAATGATGACCCAATTACAGGTTTAACGACAGGTCAAACGTTATGGGTAACATATGTTTTAAATGGAGGTACAGTGTCAGGAGATTTACCTTGTAGTTATTTTATGAAAGTAACGGGTACAACTAATGATGAAAATGTTAGCGTTAAATTTAATAGCGGAGGATTTAAACATTTAAATAGTGGTTATAATGCAACACAAATTCATATACTACACCAATTTACAGATAACGGAAAACAACCAGACCCAAATCTATGGTACAGTAAAAATTATACAAATGAGTTATCAAGTATAAACGATTTAAAAACAGGATTCTCATTTATATTAAATGAGACTAAAATAGACGAGGCAGAAAATAATGGATATTACGTTTCTTCTTTAACAAATTTTGGAAAAGAAAGGACGTATAGTGAAGGGACTATAAGTGTGGTTACCGGAACTGACGTTCAAGTAATGAATTTTGTTATTAACTTACCTGACGGTAAATTCACAACATCTCAAAACCCAACAAAATATAATCCAAATGGTACTGAAAAACCTGGATATAAATATATTACTGAAGTTGCTTTATTAAATTCAAATAAAGAAACAATGGTTACGGGTAAGTTTAGTGCACCCACAAAAAGAGAGGCCATTCAAGTTTTTAATGTAAAACTTGATTTCTAAGGCTTTACATTTCTAAAAATATTCATTATATATTGTTATATGAGTATAGATGTAAAATTAAAAAACAAGCCAAAAATCTTAGGACTCGATATTTCGACCAAGACAATTGGGTGGGCACTGTTCGATATGACAGGGTCTAAATTATTAGAATTAACACATTTTTCCCCAAAAATCAAACCTCAACCTGAGGACAAGATTGAAGAATTAATCTTAAAGGCGGAAGCATTTAAAAAACACTTATTAGGTTATAAAGATGTTGGTATTACCCGAGTTATAATTGAGGAACCATTATTACAATCAAATAATGTTTACACAATTGGAACCCTATTAAGATATAACACGTTGATTCTTAAGTCATGTTACGACGTGTTAGGAATTTTACCAACATTTATTTCAACATATAATTCAAGAAAATTTGCGTTTCCTGATTTAGTTGGAGCGAACGACAAAGGTCGTAATGTTTTATTTGGTGGTTATCCAAGAGACATTGATAAGAAACACGTAATTTGGGAACATGTAAATGCAGTTTGTCCTGATGTTAATTGGTTATACGGTAAAACGGGTAATCTTAAAAAAGAAAATTACGATATGGCCGATGCTGCAACTTGTGTGATTGGTTATGTTAACATGAACAAATTAGAAAAATCCGGCAACTAGTATTTTACTTTACCGATTGTTTATCATATATTTATAAAAGAAGACGGGAAGTGTAGAAATACACTTTTGGTTGGTTTCCCTCGGAGGTGGTGTTCCGGGGGATTTTTTTTTATCAATTTTTTTACATATATTTCTATAGTATGGTAAATCAAGAAGTTGACTATTCTCCTGTTATTGAAATTCTCGAAGATATTTTGGGTGACTCTAATATGCATAATGATTATAAAGGACAGATGTCTTTTGATTGTCCAGTGTGTTCATATGACATAAAAGGATTGGACCACGGTGACGGAAAAGGAAATTTAGAGGTCAACTACAAATACAATGTTTTTAAATGTTGGGTGTGTGCCGAATCACACGAAACTCACGGATCAATTTTTAAATTGGTTAAAAAATTCGGCAATCCAAAACAATTAAAAAATTATCTATTATTGAAACCTGACGAAGGTGAAGATTTTAGTAAACGTGTTTATAAAACAGTAAAACTACCCCAAGACTTCATACCATTTAAAGAAGCGAGTGAGGGTCTTAAAATGACACCATATTATAAACAAGCATACAACTATATAAAAAGTAGAAACATAACAGACTTAATGGTACAGATGTACAACATTGGTTTTTGTTATAGAGGTATCTACGAAAATAGAATTATCATCCCATCGTATGATTGTGAAAGGAGAATTAATTATTTTATTGCACGTTCTTATTTGAATAGAACAAAGATGAAATATAAGAATCCTGAGGCACAAAAAGAACTTATCATATTCAACGAGTACTTGGTTGATTGGAATGAAACAATATACATTGTGGAGGGAGCATTTGATAGTATATTCATACCTAACGCAATTCCATTGTTAGGAAAATTTATGAGTGACCATTTATTTCACACTCTATATGAAAAGGTTAAAGGTAAAATAATCATTGTTCTTGACCCAGATGCTTGGAGTGATGCCGAAAGATTATATCATAAATTAAATTGTGGTAAATTAATGGGTAGGGTCTTTGCCATTAAATTAGAGGGTGATAAAGATATTGCCGACTTACAAGGAAAATTAGAAAATTATAAAATAAAACAACTAGATTAATGAATTTAAAAGACATCTCATTAGAGATTAACGACTTATTAGAAAAGAAAAGACAAGAATTAGAATTAACATTCATAGAAGAACAACATATCTATCACATGAAAGATGTTGACGGTGTTGTTAAAAAGAATTTTCCTTCAGTTTCTAAAATCATAAAGAAATTTCATAAACCATTTGATGCTGAAGGTATGGCACTTCGTATGTCAAAAGGAGACCCTGAAGGTCAAGCACAATTACTCGCGGAATGGAAACAAGCGGGTGACCTATCAACCAACATGGGTAGTAGAGTTCACTTTGAATTGGAATCCGATTTGATTGGTAGGTTTGATAATTACAAAGAAGTTAGACAACCGATATTTGAAATCAACGAAGAACAACAACGTAAGAGTGATAATATGATTATTGCGGGAAAACAATTCCTTGATTTAATGTTAGAAAGAGGTGGAGTATTATTAGATACTGAAATCGTATTAGGTGATCCTGAAGAACAATACACAGGACAACCTGATAAGGTGTGGTTAATGGAAACTAAAGAGAAAGATAATTTTGGGTTTGTCATTACCGATTGGAAAACAAATCAACCAAAAAACTTTGAAGTACATCATTATACTGGTAAATTGTACCCACCATTTAACAATTATCATGATAATGCATTAGGACATTATTATTTACAACTTCCATTATATGGTAGGTTGTTACGTAAAATGTTAAAAGAAACAAAATACAACGATACTAAATTGTTGGGAAATGTTGTGGTTCTATTAAAAGATGACGGTACATTTGTAGAGTACAAAGTTCCACCCCAAATTAATAATGCAATCCTTACAATGGATTTATCAAACTATATTAAAAGATGGTAAAAAAAATTATACATATTGCGGATTTACATATCCGCACAATTCAAATGCACGATTTATATAAAGAACAGTTTCAAAAACTGTTGGACGAATTAAGTGTAAAATTCTTAGAATGGGCAGATGAAAATATATCTCATAACGAAATTAGAATTGTTGTTGCGGGTGATATCGCACATCAAAAAATTAATATCTCAAATGAACAATTATTATTAACGAGTTGGTTTTTAAAAGAGTTAACTCGTTTTGGTAAGGTTGTAATCATACCGGGTAATCACGATTTCTTGGAGAATAATACACAACGTATGGATAGTATAACACCAGTCGTTCAATTATTAGACAATCAACACATCACATACCTAAAAGATAGTGGTGATTATGTTGATACCGATGGTAGCGTTCAATGGGTTGTTTATTCATTATATCAACACAACGTAAGACCTGAATTTACAAAACAAGAAGGTTTATTAACGGTTGGACTGTTCCATGGACCTATCATGGGATTGTCAACTGATTTGGGATTTGAATTTGAAGATGCGTATGACCGTTTAAACTTTGTTGATTTGGATTTATTGTTATGTGGTGACATTCATAAGAGACAACAGTTTACATTACCTAATGGCGGTAAAGCAATTATGGTCGGTAGTCTTATTCAACAAAACTTTGGTGAAACAGTTAAACATCATGGTTACGGAGTTTATGACGTAGAGACAGACGGATATACATTTCACGATTTACCAAACGAACAACCATTCCTACATTTCACCATATCAGACATAAAAGACATTGAAAATGGAGAAGAAGCACACGTTAACCTTGGATAAAGAGTTTATTCTTTATTGTGAGTTAAATAACATAAAAGATATAAGTAAAATTGCAAACGAAACCTTCAATAGAGGGTTTTCTTTGTTAAAATATGGTGAAACACCATCAGGAAATATAACTGAAAAAGAAAAAATTGTTGAAGTCATTAAAGAGGTGACAGTTGAAAAAATTATCTATCAAGACGTTATTAAAGAGGTGG